TCCCTGGCGGCGGGCTGGTGCGGCAGTGCATCCAGCCGGCTGATGGTTACTGCTTTCTGGAGCGGGACTACTCCGGCGTGGAGCTTTGCACGTTCGCCGCCGTCGCCGGGCGGTCCGTGGGCGACTGGTCGATGGCGAACACCATCAATGCCTCGGGCGACCCCGGCTTCATGCACGCCGTGTTGGGCGGCCACCTGCTGGGAATCTCGCCGCAAGAGCTTCTGAAGCGCCGCAAGGCCGGCGACGACCTGGCCGAGAACGCGCGCACCCGCGCGAAGAACGCCAACTTCGGTTTCATCGGGGGGTTGGGCTACCGTAAGTACGTGGATTACGTACGGATGTTGTCCAAGGGGAAAATCATCCTGACCCTGGAGGAGTCGAAGGCTCTGCGCGACGCCTGGGCCGAGGCCGTGCCAGCAGGCCCGGCGTACCTGAAATTCGTCGGGTCGACCGAGCGTTTCGACGGGACGTACGAGGCCTACATAGACGGCGTTGAAATCACCCGCCGCGGCCTCTGGTACGCCGCGGCCGCGAACTGCCGTTTCCAAGGCCTGGCCGCGGGGATTATGCACGAGGCAGGCTGGCGCCTGGCCAAAGCGCAGTACCTGCCAGGTGGCGCGCTGTACGGCGTGCGGACAGTCTCGTTCGTGCACGACGCTTTCATCCTGGAGGCGCGGGCGGATGATTCACTGCACGACGTCGACGTCGTGTTCGAGCGGATTCTGCGCGAGGCCGCGGCGGAGGTGATGCCTGAAGTCATCACGAAGTCTGAAGGCCACGCGGCCTACTCGCTGGCTAAGAAGGTCGACGGGCAGAAAGTATCCCGCGTCGAGAAAAACGGCCAGCTGGTTCCGTGGACGCCTAAGGCTACGTGAGCTACGTTAAGTGTGCGGTCGAAAAGGAGGCCGCTCGAATGGACCAAAACCAGAAGAAAGACGCCGGCAAACCCCGTTGGGACCTGTTCCCGTTCGCTGACGTTTCCGTCACCGACCAGGACTACCGCGTCCAAGACGTCTTCGACTCGTTGAAGCTCTGGTGGACCGGCCGTCCGTACGGCCTGGAGGTAGCCATCCCGGCCCGCCAGCTGCCGTACCTGGTGCGCGTGCTCTCGTTCGGCGCGGCGAAGTATTCGCCTCGCGGCTGGGAGGCAGGCATCCCCTTCAGCCGGGTGTTCGCGGCTGCGGCTCGCCACGCCTCGGCCCACCTCGCCGGCGAGTACCTCGACGAGGAGACCGGCCTGCCGCACGAGTCCCACCTCTGGTGCAACGTGCTGTTCCTGGTCGTCTTCTCCGCGCGCGGCCGAGAGGACCTGGACGACCGCCCGGAGCCATCGGCCGAGACGACGAAGGCGCTGGACCAAATGAAAGCGCTGATGGCTCAGCTTCAGGGCAAATTTCCCGTCGCCCGAGGCGAAGGCCTGGGCGACGGCGGCACGGGCGGCGGCGGGAAGGGAGCAAACTGAACCATGGAATACGTTATTGAAGCTCTCGGGACCGAAATCACCTACCGAACCGACGAAGTAGTCGACGTGCGCGTGGTCGACGCGACCACGGTGGTAGTCGACCTGCCGGACGGGTCTACAGACATCTGGCCTGACATGACCCGCTGGTTCCTTCGGGACCCCGAGGCCGGCGTGTGCGGCGTCCACCCAGACTACGGCGTGCTCCGGGCGCCCACGGCCGACTGCTCCGCGTGCCGCCAAGCCTGGGCGGAGAAGGTCGCGCTGCCGTGAGCACCCCCACCCACGACGGGAGCCTCCTCGGGGGCTCCCTCCCGGTGTACGCCTACCGCACGCACCGGGGGCACATGCTCTCGTTCGACGCGCCGGAGACGGCGACCATCGACGTCGAAGACATCGCCCACAACCTAGCCCGCGTGTGTCGCTTCGGCGGCGCGGTGGACGAATTCTACTCCGTCGCCAGCCACTGCGTCTACGTGTCGCGGTTCCTGGAGTCGCAAGGGCACTCGGATTACGTGTGCGCAGCCGGGCTGCTGCACGACGCGACCGAGGCCTACCTCGGTGACCTGGTCTCTGGGCTGAAGAGCCTCTTTCCGACGTACAAAGCCCTGGAGGACCGCTGGGAAGCACGCATCCAAGACCACTTCGACGTGCACTGGTCGGAGGGTCGAGTCAAGCAGGTCGTCAAGGATGCCGACCTGCGCGCGCGCCTCGCCGAGGCCGAAGACCTCTTCAAGGAGTACCCCTATCCGCGCGAGCTGCTCTTGGGCGGCGAGGGTAGCCGTCGGCGCGCGCCGGCGACGTGCGTGGCGCTCGCGCCGACGGACGCCGAGTGGGCGTGGCTGGCGCGCGCTCGCGAGCTGGGGCTGTTTTCGGAGGAGCCATGAGGGTTCTGTGCATCGACCCGGGCGAGAAGGCCGGTTTCGCCGCCTCGGATGGCCGAGGCGGTCTCCTCGTGACGCACGACGCGGCTCTCGTCCCGACCGCTGGTTGGGACGAAGTCGTGCACGAAGCCCAGCACTCCGCGGCCAGCCTCTACCGAGGCGGCCGGCGGGTGCGGATTTCGCGCAAGTCGCAGCAAACGCTCTCGTTCACAGCGGGCAGGCTGTACGAGAAATTCCCGGCGAGCCGGCGGTACCGCATCCTGCCCGACGACTGGCGCGCGCTGCTCTGGCCGGGCTCGCGCCGGCTTCCGAAGAAGGTCGTCCTGGCGCGTCTGGAGACGCTCCTGGGAGACCAGGTCCCGGCCTCGGTCCCCAAAGCACACCGCCCCGACGTGCTGGAGGCCCGCGGGATTCTGGAAGCGTGGGGCACCCTGACCCAGAAAGAGAAGGAGGCGTATCGTGTCGACTGAGTGTGGGGCGCGACCCGTGGACGGCGAAGTCGTGGACGTCGACGAGCTGAAGCGAAACGACCTACTGTTCTCGGCTAGGACGCCCGGCTTCCGCCCGTCGTGGAATCGCATCATCGCCACCGACGCCGACACGGTAACCTTCGTCAACGGCGCCCGGGTGACGAAGAAATGGCTCGGGTCGACCATTACGGTCTTCCGCCCGACGGTGGTGCCGACGTGAACCTCGAACACGCGCCGATTGCCGCCGGGTCGCCCGACCAACAGGCGCGGTTCTGGTCTCACGTGAAGAAGACAGAAGGCTGTTGGCTTTGGACGGGGTCCCGCCTGAAGGGCGGGACCTGGTATGGCCAAGCAAAGATGCTCCCGTGGCGCGGGCTTGTAGCACACCGCGTTTCCTGGGTTCTGCACAACGGGCCTATTGCGCCCGGGATGTTCGTGCTGCACACTTGTGACAATCCGGCATGCGTACGCCCGGACCGCCTCCGCCTCGGCACACAGTCCGAGAACATGAAAGAATCCTATGCCAAAAACCGCAAGCAGCCGTGGTCGCTCCGCTACACGCAAGATTGCGCTCATCCCAGATATACATGCGCCGAATCACGACAAGCGTGCGTGGCGGCTTGTCGTGAAAGCGCTGACCGCCTGGAAGCCAGACTTGATTATCCAGATGGGAGACCTGATAGACCTGGCCTCGGTGAGTACGTATGCGAAGCATCCGGCCAAGACCAAGTCGCTTGCGCAGGAAGTGGAGAGCGCTCGCGACATCGTGGACGACATCGCTGGAATTGGCGCGAAGGAAGTCGTTGTCACACTCGGAAATCACGATTCCAGAGCGTCCTCTTATCTGGTAGCGAACGCCCCAGACTTTCTACCGTTTTTCGATATCGACAAAGTCCTGGGCCTACACCGCCCGGGCTGGACGGTGGTGCCTTATAAAGAGACCTACGAAATCGGACAGTTGCGTGTGACACACGACGTCGGCCGCGCCGGCGTACAGGCCGCCCGCCAGTCTGTGGTTGACGTCGGCGATAATATCGTTTTTGGGCACACCCACAGGATGCAAGTGTCGTACCAAGGCACTCAAGCAGGTAAGCGCCATGTAGGCGCGACGCTCGGCTGGTTGGGGGACAGCGAGCACATCGACTACAGGCACAAGGACATGGTCAAGAGAGACTGGCAGTTGGGCTTTGGTGTGGCTCACATGACGCCGGACGGCGCATTTTGGCTTCAGGCTATCCCTATCGTCGACTACCGCTGTATCATCGACGGGGTGGTGTATGTGCAGCGTTAACGCCGCCCGCCGCGCCCTCGCCGATTCCGCTGGACGTCAGCCAGCCGCTTGCGAATCTCCTGCTCCGGAGTCAGTGTCGGCTCCCACGAAGTCTGGAGACTGAAGCCTTGGCCCTGTAGCGCATACTGGAGCGCGTCGGTGCACTCGTCGACGTAGCCCTCTCGATGGTCATCCCGTTCCAGGTTCCAGGGCAGGCCGCGCCATTCCTCCAGTACCTGGCCGCAAGCCCCAAGCGTTCCCGTCAACGTGCGCGAATCGAGCATGCTCCGAACCTGCTCGATGCGCATCCGACGGGAGCGCTTGTCTGCGGCTGTAGCAGGCAGGCCGTACTGAGCGGCCAAGGTCTCCATCAACGTCCGTCCGCCGCCGCCGGCTGTGTCGACGAAGATTTCGGAGACGTTGTGCTGCACGCGCATCCGCTCGGCGATGGCCGCGATTCGCGGTAGAGTCAGCTCTCGCTCTCGGTACGTTTCGACGATGTGGGCCCCGGGCTGGCCCTCGCGAGCACGCACCACGCAGAACCCGGCGCCGTCGTCCCACCCGATGTCGAGGCCCAGGGTGGTGTACTGCGTCGGCCGAGGCGTCGGCTCGTAGAACTGGTCGAGCGGCGGGATGCGGTAAATCAGCACGCCCTCGTCCCGCACGCGGTGGCCGAGGTACTCGCGTCGGTAGGTCAGGTTCGTCGCGTCGCCCGCGAACCGCTCGGCCAAGGCCTCGGCCAGCAGCTCCGCGCCGGGCCGCGCGAGGTGCGGGTTGTCCGCCATCGTGTCGGCGAAGTGGGCCCCGCGGGCCTCACATCGCGCCATCATGTCCTCGTAGAACCCGAGGCCGGTGTCGGACGGCGTGCCGGTCAAGGCCAGGTCGCCGTCGGTGTCCGCCAGCGCGGGCTCGATGACGTCGCGCACGGCGTACTCCAGCAGTGCGTCCGGAATCTGGCCACACTCGTCGAGCGCCACGCGGTGGATTTTCGGGATGCCGCGGATGTGGTTGACCTGGCGTCGGTCCTTCAGCCCGACCAGGTAGACGGTGAAGCCGTTCGGGAACGTCCACGCCGCGTCCAGGGTGTTGTAGGTCGCACCCCACTGCAGGGTGCGGTTCAGGTAGTCCAGCGCGTCCCAAATGATACGGACCGCGTGCTCGGTCGTGAGTGCACCGAAGATAGACGATTGTCCCGGGCGGTGGGCCCATTCTTCCGTCAGCCAGACGCCCACGGCGAAGGTCTTGCCCGTCCGGCGGCCCGAGCAATTCGTTCGGAACTTAGCGATTTTACTGACGAATCGAATCTGGTGTGGGGCGAGCAGTCGGCGCGCCGGCGGGATTTTCAGCAGCTTCGTGAGCGGGGCTAGCACAGAACTATCGTACGGCCGGCTTGACCGGCTGTCCAGTTCTGGTTATGCTGTTACCCGTGGGAGCCTACGCCACACCTCCGCCGCGCGCGGCCGGCTTCGACGCCGCGCCCTCCCACCCAGGCGTAGGCTCCCGCGTCTACTAAGATGGCGATTTTCTTCGATAAACCATGGTGGGAGCTTCCCGCCGCACAGGCCGCGTCGGCCATCCTGGAAATCGAAACGGAGTACGCCCGGTCGTCTTCGTGGCGTCGCCAGCTGGCCCGCAGGCTCGCGGGGATGTACCACGGCCGAAACCTCGACACGCCGTTCGCGCGCTCCGACACTTTTTCCTGGTACACCGACCCGAACAACCAGTCGGACGTCGACGCAGACCTCGACGAAGTCCGGTTGCTGCGGAACAAGTCGTTCGAGTACACGGAGACGGCGGTCGGCAAAATCGGCGCCGAGGACGCGCCGCAGCCGGCCCTGATGGTGACGGACGGCGACTGGGAGCTGAAGCGCAAGGTCACCCTCAACACGCGCCTACTGGAGGCCGAGTACGACCAGCGCCAGGGCCAATATGAAAACCTGCACGCCCTCACCCGCCAGGGCCTGCGCGTGGCGTTCTCGTCGACCGGCTCGGTCGCGGCCAAGATTTACCCATGGCCGCGCGAGGACCGCGTCGTTGTCGAGCTGCACGACACGCTCGATATGTTCCTCGACGACACCGAGCTGACCTACTCCAACCCGCGCACGTTCGGCGAGGTCACGTGGTGGCCGCCGGCCCGGCTGATTCAGAACTACCCGAAGCACGCGGCGGCCATCAAAACCTCCCTGGAGCCGCGCAAGGACCGCGGCGGGCTGGTCTACACCGGCGGCCCAGGCGCGCTGACAGAGCTGGTCCCGATATGGGAGGCTTGGGCCATCAAGGTCGGCGACGAGCCCGGTCGTCATATCGCGTGCCTGCGCAACGGGGCCGTGCTCGTGGACGAAGAGTGGGACGAGCCCGAACCGCCGTTCGCTTTCTTCCACTGCTCGCCGGCGCTGGCCGGTTTCTGGGCCACGGCGCCAATCGCCGTCGTCTACGACGAAATCATCAAAATCAACGAAATCGTCTCGACGGCTGACTTCGCGCACACGCACACAGCGAAGCAGGTCCACTACGTGCACGAGGGCTCGGTCGAAGACCTCGGCGACCTGGAGACCGTCGCGACCGTCAAGGTCGTCCGCACGAAGCTGGCCAACTACGCCCCGACCGTGGCCAACCCGGCGCCGTTCAACCGAATGGACCTCGACCTGCTGGCCAACCACGAGGCCGCCATTGCGCGGACTCTCGGGATTGATGAGATGCACTCCGGGGCCAAGGCCGAGCCCGGCCTCCCGTCCGCCGTCGCTCAGCGCGAGGCCGCGAGCCGGTTCGACGACCGGTACGCCAGCATGCACCGCGCTTTCGTCCACTGGGTCGCCGTCGACATCGGCCGCCACGTGCTGAAGGCGCAGCGCGAGCTGTACGCCAAGAATCGCGCGTTCAAGCGCCACTGGACCGGCGAGCTGTTCGAGAAAAGCATCTCGGCCAAGGACATCCTCGACCTGGACTTCGAAGCTCTCCAGGTCCGCGTCAAGCCCATTTCGGAAAAGAAGAACACGCCGGAGGAGCGGGTCCAGTACGCGCAGGAGCTGGCCGAACAGGGAGCCATCCCGTTCGAGGCCTACATGGCCGTCCTGGAGCACTACGACACGCCCGGCGAGACGCGCGTCATCAAAACGCAGCGGCGCTGGGTCGCGTGGCAAATCGACGAGTGGCTCATGACCAACCCGAACGAGCCTGTCAAGTACCAGTCGCCTCGTCCGTGGATGCGCAAGGGCGACGCGCTTATCCAGGTCATCGACGCCCTTATGGAGGCCGAGCTGAACGACGCGCCTCCGGAGCGCCTGCAATACTTCCTCGATTTCATTGCAGAACTCACCCAAATGATGTCCGCCGAAGTCGCCCCGCCGCAGGCCCCGCAGGCCCCGCTCGGCGCGCTGCCGCCCATGCAGGGCGCGGCCGGCATGAACGCAGGAGCCCAGGGCTTGATGGCCCCCGGGCTCGCGCCCGGCGCCGGCGTCCCCGGCCCAGCCCTACCCCCACCCGCAGGAGCCCTACCGTGAACGACGAGAACCCCGAGACCAAAACGCCCGCCGCGCCTGAGCGCAGCGACGCCGAAGCCGCCGCAGCCCGCGAAGCCTTTTTCGCGAAGGTGCCCGACCCGCCCGAGAAGGACGTGGTCGCGGCCCAGTCGGCCGACGGCGACGAGGAGGGCGACGAGGCCCCAAAAGGCCGCGCTGCCCGCGCGGAAGCGGATGCGTCGCCTGCCGCATCTTCAACGAAAAAGGAGAAGCCGTCAGACAACGACTCTGCATCCGTGGCTGACCGGGTCGTCGCCGCCCTCAAGGCCGGTGACCTCGACACGCTCGCCGACCTGACCGACCAGGACCCAGCCGCCTTCGACGAGAAGTCGACGAAGTGGGCCGCGCGGAACCGCAAGGACGCGAAGCGCAAGGAGGAAATCGAGAAGGTCCGCGCCGACGCCAAGGCCATAGTCGACCACTACGAACCTATCGACTCCCGGCTCGACGCCTTCCAAAAGACGAGGGATTACGCCATCGTGGCGGAGCTGGTGGAGCTGCTGACCGGCGAGGACTTCGACTCGGTCGGCATGAAGGTTTTCCGCGCGCGCAAGGGCGTCGACCCGCGCGTCCCGGAGCTGACCAAGAAGCTGCAGGAGCGCGAGGCCGAGGTGGCCGACCTGCGCACCACGAAGGAGAAGGCGGCCGACCGCGCGCTCCGCGAGGCGCTCCGGGACGACCTGCCGGAAGACCACGTCGTCCGGAAGCTCCCCGACTGGGAAGACCGGGTCGCGCGGACGTTGCGCGAATCGGTGGACGACACCGGCGAGCCTGCGCTAAGCTTCAAGCAGGCCGCCAACCGGGTGGTCCGCAAGGAGCGCGAGGAGTACGAGAAGCGCGCCGCGGTGTTCGGCGAAGCCCCCAAGCCGCCCAAGACCCGCGCCGAGACCCCCGAGCGCGCTCGGGCCGCCACCGGCGCCGGCCAGCGCAAAATCAGCCGAGACGAGTTTTTCGCGTCGTTCGGGAAGTAACGCACCCAAAGCCCCCAGAAAGCCCTGCCCGATGTCCAGAATTTACTGCAAGAACAACCACTTGGTCGTACGCGAGCCCGACGAGGCTCGCGACGCCGCACGCCACGAAAAGGTCTCGTTCCTCGGCGTGCGCGACGTCTCGGTCCCGCGCGGCCGCGTGGACGCCGCGTCCGGCCTGGTCCTGCTCAACACGGACGAGCTGGTCACCAGCCCGAACTCACACGAGGTCGTGGTCGTGGCCAGCTCGATGCGCGGCGTCTCGCCCGGCGAGCGCGTCATCGTGTTCCTCGGCGGCGACTCGCAAGGAGAGGTCTCGGCCAACGGTATCTCCGCTTTCGTGAAGGTCGAAGGAGAGGAGCGCTGGGTCGTCCACCAGGCCTTCGTCTGGGCCAAGGTCAAGGACGGCGAGGTCATCCCGCTCCACCACATCGTGCTCACGGAGCGCAACGACGAGGCCTTCAAGCGCCACGCGCTCGGCGCCGGCTCGGTGCTGTTCCCCCCGGAGCAGCAGCTGACCGGCGGGATGCGCGCCACCGGAGACGACGCGAACGAGCAAATCCTGGCCGCCGTGACGGCGCTGTACGAGACCGTCCAGCGCACCGGCTCGGACGTCAAGGACCTGTCCCGCGGCGAGACGTTGTGCTTCTCGCCCAGCTTCTCGGCCACTCGCCTGAAGCGCCGGGTCGGGAACGAGACGCGGTACTACCACCTGGTTGACTCGCGGGATGCCTTCTTCACTGTCGAGTGACGTAGAGCCGGCAGGCCCGCGCCTGACCCCGGAACTAGCCCGGAACCTGCTCGGCGGCGCGCAGACCGGGCTTTTCCGCGGAGCCGTCGCGGAGTCGGTCGGCCTGAACCCCGACGTGCTGGACACCTGGCTCACGATGGGTCTGTCGTCCGGCGCGGTGGAGCCCTACCGCTCGTTCGCGCTGGCTTACCGCGCGGCCGAGCAGAAGGCGCAATTGCCCTACATCGCAGCCCTCCAGGCCGCCGCAACGGTGGATTGGAAGGCTGCGCTCGCGTGGCTCGCGGCCCGGTATCCCGAACAATGGGGCGCCAAGGCCACGAAGAACACGCAGGCCGGGGCGCTGCTCCCCTCGGCTGGCGACGAGCAGGCCGACGAGGCCATGGTCGACCAGCTGCTAGAGACGATGCCGCCGGCCCTCCAGCGCGCCCTCGCGCGCCGGGGTATCAAGGTCCCGCCGGTCGGCGGTTAAGCCGTCCGGTACGGCGCCGGCGCCTGGACAGCCGCCGCGGTCTGGCTCACGCCGGGCCGCGGCCCGGCTCCCGCCTTCGGGGGGGCTGCCTCCGCGGCCTGCTGGAAGGCCAGGTTGGCCATCTGGACGGCCGTCGAAGAGAACGCCGGGTCGGCCAGGGCGCCGTCCCCATCGAACAGCCTGGCGTACGTGGTGCGCGCCTGGACGGTCGGGTGGGGCGTCTCGCGGATGGCCTGGTAGGCCTCGACCCGCACCTCGGCCAGCAGGTCGGGGTACAGCGTCTGGAGGGTCTCCAGCAGCTCGGGCGACAGGTACCCGACCTGCGCCGCCTCGCGCAGCGCGTCACGAGGGCGGAGGGCCGCCTGTTCGTATCGGGCATACTTGGCCGCAGCCTCGGACGACACCGGCGCGCCCGAGAGCCCGACGGGCGTCGGTTTGGAGGACTGCGGGAGCTTCTCGCGGAGGAAGGACGCCGCCGCGAACACGCCCTGGGCCGCCTTCGCGAAGGCCTCTGGCGGGGCTTCAGAGAGCCCTTCAGCCACCCGGTCGACCAGCTCCTGGGGGTTGGCCTGCCAAGCCTGGAACTCCTCCTGGCGCGCCGCGAGCTGCGACCGCGAGTAGGCCAGTCGGGCGACCGTCTTCAGCGTCGCCTCCGGCGCCGCCGCAAACAGCGCTCGCGCCACCGACTTGACCAGCCGGCCTCGGCCGGCCTTCAGCAGCGACGCCGCCGCAGCGAAACCACCCACCGGCGCGGCGGAGGCTGCGGCCGCGTCCGGCTCGGACCCGTCGGCCTGGGCCGCGCCGGTCGCTGCCGCGCCGACGCCGACCGCCGCCGGGATGGTCAGGTGGCCGTAGTCGCCAAACACGAGCTTGCGGTTGTTCGGTCCCTGCTCGAAAACGAACGTAAACCCGTCTTTTTCCGGGTCGTAATATTCGGCGACCTTGCGGAACTGCCCACCGGCCGGCAGCACCATCTCGTGCTCCCCGGGGTTGATTCCGTACAGCCCGCCCGCGCGGTCGACCTTGCGGAAAACGAGGCGGGTGTTCCCGAAATTCGGGTCGGGCTGGTAGCCGGTGCTGGACGGAGCGGACATCACATAGTCGTCACGCGAGAGCAGCTCAGCGATGGCGCGCTCGTCCAGGTCGATGTAGCGGAACAACGGCCCGTGCTCGGTAGGGTTTTTCACCTCCAGCGCTTTGAGGGCCTCCGGAAACAGGCGGGCTTTTTCGATTACACCTTGGTCGTCTATCCAGTGCGGGCCTACGCCAGTCTGCTCGACGGTGCGCGCAGTGTGCGACGACCCTATCCAATCCTGAACAGCTTCTTTCAGCTCGTCCGGAAGCTCCTCGTAGCGCTTGGCCGTATCCAGCCGGACCTGGTTCAAACCCTCCGGCAGACCGAACGGGTTGGCGTCTGACGTCAGGCCTTTAACCTTGTTCTGTAGCGGAGTCGACCCGCCGTACACGTCTACGTCCAGCTCGGGTGGAGGTGCCTCCAGCAGCTCCTTCGAATCGTCGACCAGGCGGTTGGCGACGTTAGGCTGGTTTTTGAACATAGCGCCGAGCTTGTAGCTCGCGCCCAGCTGGGTGCGCAGGTCTTGCGCGCGGCCCGTCGTCATCCTTCGATGGAAATCCTCCAGGAGGTCCAGGCGCTTGACCAGCAGGTCACCTAGCTCTGGTGGCGCCGTGGCCGCGATGTTTTCCAGCTGGCCGCGGTGCTCTAACAGCTGCTTCAGAGAGCCCAGCAGCCGCTCGGGGCCGTCGTAGCCGGCGCGCTTGAGCACCGCGGCGTAATTCGGATTCACCTTTCGGTCGAAAAACCCTGTGATTTCGGACAAGTCCCCCAAAACCTCGGCCGACTTCTGGTCACCCATCGCGCGGAACATCAGAGACGAGCCGTTGTCGACGCGCACAGGCCGACCGTTGCGGAAGATGACGTTGTCGAAGTCCTGGCCCAGAACGTCCCAATTCGCCAGCAGTACGTCCCCCCAGAAACCTCGGGCCAGCTCCTGGGCCTGGTCGGTGTACAAGTCTTCGGGCTGTAAGCCACGCTCCAGCTCGTCCTCGGGCAGCATCTTGGCCATGTGCAGCGCGCGGCCGTCGGGCATGTCCTTCACTACGGATTCGACCGCGGCGTCTTCGCCGAGGAAAGTGCGGTACACTTCATTCCCCACGGCCTCGGCTTGAGCCTGGCGAGGGTCGTCGTAGACCTTGGCGTACCAGTCCTCCCCCCCAGGCGAGCGGAACACTCCTCCTTCGTTCGAGCCTGCCTGCGGCCCGACGCGCTCCCAACCCTCCCCTAGGGCTTCTTCCACCGTAGCCGGGCCGGCGTCGGCCGGGCGCGGCTCGGGCGCGGCCGACGCCGGCGGAAGCTCCGTCGGCGACGACGCGCGCTCCGCTCGGTCCGCCGCCAGGGCCAGTTCGTCCTCGACCATCTGGTCCAGGTTCTCCTCCAGGTCGTCCGCGAAGCGCGTGGCCAGCTCGTCGTCCGGCGCGGCCGCGCGGATGGACTCCAGCACGCCTCGCGCCTGGGCCTCCAGCTCTGCGCGGAGCGCCTCCAGCTTCGGTGCCTGCGCGCGGTCGAACATTCCCGCCTCGGCCACCGGCTCGGTCTCCAGCAGTTCGGCCTGGCCTCGGCTGACCTCGCGTTCCCCGACGAAACGAGTGGGGCGCTCGGCCGGCGGGAGTGACCGCGACTCCGGGGCTACAGACGGACCCAGCTCGTCCACCCCGGTCGGGCGCGCGGGGGCGTCGGAGAAAATCCCGACGTCCAGCTCCTCCGGACCTTCCGACGGGCCGACGCTGGGGCGCGCGGTGCCTGGCGGGGCGGAGCCTGGGCCGACGTCGATTTGGCCTTGCGGCTTGATGGCGTACGCGCCGGCCGGGACGCGCGCGTTGTCCAGGCGCGTCGGGCCGACGCCCGGCAGCGCCTCCGGGCCGGGCGGCAGGTTCTCGCCCACCTCGCGGAACGGCAGCATTCCGACGCCGGGGGCCGGGGGCGGCACGGACGCCGGGCCGAACGGGCTACGTGGGGAGGGTGTGGTCAGGTCGTCCAGCAGCGACTGGACGGAGCGGTCGGCGCCGGCCGCGCCGGGCAGCTCGCCCTTCGCCAGCAGCTTGGCCATCGACTTGGCTTCGCCGGCGCCCCAGCCCAGCCGTTGGGCCGCGCGGAACACCCAGTCGCCGGCCCTAGCACCTCGCAGCGCGCCGAAGGCGGCCGCGCCGGCAAACGGACCCGCGGCCGCACCGGCCGCCACGCCGCCGGCCACCTCGGCGCCCAGCTCGACGGCCTTCGACCGCTCGCTGGTCCGACGGGCCGCCTGCGCGATGTACTCGGCGTTCGCGACGGCTTTCCGCAGCCGGCGGACCCTTTCGAGGGTGTCTCGCGCCGCTTTCGGGGCGTCGGCCTCGCCGGAGCGCGCGATGGCTTCGACGCCGTCCAGGTAGTCCCGGAACTGCTCGGCCAGGCGCGAACCATCGACATCGTTCACGTTTCGGGAGAAAAACGCCCGGACCTTGGCCGGGTCGCCCTGGAAAACGTCGAAGCCTCGCTCATTTTTGTACGGCGAGAACATCAGCTTTCCCTTGACCGTCTTCTCGGTCGGGAAATACTTCTCGTGGAACGGCGTGTTGTAGGCCGCCTGAGCCTCGGCCGCCGCACGGCCCCACGCATCCTCGCGCAGGAGCGCCTCGCGCGTCTGACGCTCGGCGGCGTCCACCGCGGCCAGACCGTCGCGCGACAGCCACGCCGCGCCGGGGTTGTTCTCATAGGCCTGGTGTAGGTCCTGCTGGAACTCCTGGAGGGCCTGGCGGTTTTCGTCCAGCGTCCGCCACAGCCGGCGACCCGTACGGTACGGGTCCTCCAGCTGCGCGATGCGGTCGTCGATTTGCTTCAGCAGCGACCGGGCCGCGCCCGACGGCGCGTCGCCGACTTCGGCCGACACGGCGTCGCGGAGCTGCTGTAGGCCTGCGTGCGCCTCGATGCGGATGGGTGCTTGCGTCTCGGGTGCGTCTTCGACCACCTTGGAGATACGCGCGCGCTTGCGGTCCTGGCGCGAGACCTCCTCGAAAGAGACCTGCAGGTCGTCCAGGTCGCGGGCCGCGAGGTCCGCCAGCTCGTTCTGGTACTGCTCCGCGTGGTGCGCGACACGGAAGTCGTTCAGCCACCCACCCTTCGTGAGGGCGTCGTCGACGTCGTCGGCAATCGCCTCGCGCTCTGCCTTGGCCAGGAGGTTGCGGGTCCCGCCGACCGCGCGCGAGACAGCCCAGCCGGCGCCTCGGCCGATGGCCTCGCCGGCCAGGCCGGCCACGGCGGCGTCCGTCCAGCTGAAGTCGTCCGCCGCGAGGCGCGTCTGCTCGGCCTCGGTCTGCGCGCCGCCGAGCGCGGACTGGGCCACGAAGTCCGCCGCGCGCACGCCCAGCTGGGCCGCGCGGCCGAGCTTCGCAGCCGCGCCGGCCGCCACAGCCGCCTCGCCGAGAGCGCCGCTCGCGACGGCCAGGGGGAGCTGGCCGGCCACTTCGTAGGCGAAGGCCTCGCCCGGGTGCTCCTCTTGGAAACGCAAACCGCGGGCGCGCGCCTCGGGGGAGTCCAGCCCGGGGAGCAGGCCGAACGTCGCCGCGGAATAGAGCTTCTCCTTCGCGGCCTCGGACTCGTAGCCCTCGGGCGCGGTCAACAGGCCCTGGGTGACGGCCTCCTGGTCACCGAGAGCGCCGATTTCGCCCTGCTGCACGGCCTGGCGACCCGCCTCGTCCACGGGCTGAAAGCCCTGGTCGAGCGCGAGCTGCTGCTGAGAGTCGTCGATGACGACGACTTCGCCGGTCTTTGGGTCTCGGACGTAAAGGTCTGCCATGGGTCAGGGCTGCTTTTTCTGCCAAGCGTCATAGCGCTTGTGCATGTTTCGGCCGTACTGGGCCTCGTCTGCGGTGTAGTAGCCCGCGGCTTTCAGCGCGCGGTTATAGGCGTCCAGGTCGCCCTGGTCGGCGACGTCCAGGAGGCCCTTGCGGTCCAGATACTCGATGTAGGTCTGTAGACCTTCGTCGAGCGTCTCGTGGGCCAAGAACGGCTCGCGGCGGTCGACGCGCTTTCCGTTCTCCATTTCCCACGTCTTCAGGGTCTGGTACTTGACCCCTTCGCGGTCGGGCGCTTTCATATTCCCGACGTTGTAGCCGTAGGAGTATTTCCCGTCGGCCGTCTCCAACGCGATTTGCGCGGCCAAGATGTCCGCCGCCGGGCCGTCGCCCAGCTTCTGCCGCAGCGTGGAGCGGACTTCGTCCATGTTCAGCGGGGTGCGCCGGGCTTCAACTCGCGTAGCCTTCGATAGGTCCCGCGTAGGGAGCCCGTCGTTGAGGTATCCGGCACCTGCCCCGCGGGGGACGTCGGAGCCGGGGGTAAAGGGCCCGGCGCGGCGCCTCCCGCACCTTCGGGGCCGGGCGCGGCGCCGGGAGCCGTCTGGCCGGTCCGGCGCTTGATTTGCAGCTGCTCTCCGCCGCGCGCGTCCTGGAGGTTCTGGTCGGAGCGCGCGTGCTGGCGGAGCAAGTCGAGGTAGCGCCTCGCGTTGCCGCCGGCCACGCCGGTCGCCGTCGTGACGGTTCGTTGCTCGGCCTCCTGGGCCTTCTGGGCCAGGGCCGCGAGCGTGGTGCTCGACTCGCCGGAGTCCATGATAGCGTTGAAGTTTTTGCCCTCGTTCTCCGAATCGATGGACTTGATGTTCACCGTCTGCTTGAACGCGAGCTTGGCCTCTTCGATGAGCTGCTTCGTGTTGACCTGCTCCTTCGCGTTCTGGATACCCAGCCGCGCAGCCACGCCGGCCAGGCCGAGGGATTCCCACGACGCCGGGGTCTTGGCTTGCAGCACGCCGCCGTTCCGCGCGGCGATGGTCTTCAACGCCTCGTTCACGGCCTTCAGACGCTCGGCGCCCACGACGACGTCGCCGAGCTTGTCCTCGGTCATGGCCTTGTCGTGGCGCTTGCGGTCGACGCCCAACGACTTCAGCGCAACGTCGAATCGCGTCTGCGGTCCGGTGCCGGGGGTAGCGCGCTCCTCTTCCTGGACGCGCCGAGAGACCTGCTCGGACACGCGCGAGCCGATGGCGTTCTGCCGCTCGGCGACTTGCATCGCCTGCTGCGCTTTGTAGGTCTCCAGGCCGGGCGGGGGCTGAAGGCCGGCGCGCTGGGCCTCCAGGTCTATTTTCTTGTTGACGATGCCGGACAGCTGTGCCCGGATGGTGTCCTCGGTGTTTTTGGCGTCGCCCATCAGGCGCTCGCGCGAGCGATACGTCGAATCGCGCTGGGCCTGCTGGATGCGGACGTAGCGGTCCTGGGCCTGGTTCAGCGCCTGGACCATCTGGTTCAGCGCTGGGTTTTGGCCCTTCGTGGCGCCCTGGAGGAAGCCCGAGAGCGCGAGCGCGACCCAGGCGCCGGCCGTGCGGCCCGGCGAGCTGGTCCAGAACTCGTCTTCGTCGAGCGGGGTCTTCTCCATTGCTTGGATGACCCGCTGGTGCTCCGCGCGCTCCAGCGCGGCCTGGCGCGCCTGGCGCTGCAGCTCGCGCTCTTGCGCGTCGCGTGCGTCCAGCTCGGTGTCGAGGACGTCCGCGCGGCCGCGGTACGCCATCGTGTCTTTCAGGTGCGCGGCCTGGGCCTCTTCGTCCTGGGCAGACGACAGCCGCGCTGCCATCACGTCCGGGTCGTCGACCGTCCGCGTCTGCGTGACGTCTTGCGACTCGGTTTGGGAGTACGGCGCGAAGCCGCCGGGCGCGCCCGGGGCCACCACCTCGCCGTAGTCGACCGTGGGCTGGCCGGTGGCCGTGCCGGGGAGCGCGCCAGGCACCAGCGCCGGCGGAGGCGCGACCGCGGCGGCCTGCTGCTCGGCCGCGAGCTGGTCAGGGGTCAGCGAAGCGTCCAGGCCGGAGCCCGAGACGTCGAAGCCTACCGGCTCGGCGCCGGGCGGCGGGGCGGGCGGGGCGACCGGAGGCCCGAACGCGGCGCCGGCGGCGTAGTTCGGTCCAGGCGCGGCTGGCGTCTGCGGTAGGGCCTCGGCCGTACCCTTCGGCAACGTCGACGTGCGTCCGTCCGAGAACGACACTTCGACCCAGCCGGGGTTGGCCGGGTCTTCGACCATCCCGTCGACGGTGGCGTCGGGCGGCAGGTCGGCATACAGCTCGTCTTCGGGACCCATGTGTGTTACTTCTTCCTCGAAATCCGCGCAGCGAGCCTCTCGACGCGCTGGGCCAGGTGTGTCAGGGCTGCGTGGTCGGCCAGGGCGAGCCGCGCAGAATCAACATACAGCCCGTCCTTGCCGTCCACAACGACCGTTCGGCCGATTTTCGTCTTGGCCAGGTCTTGGGCCATGGGGCCGAAGTTGTCGCCCGCGCGCTGGCCCGGCGCTTTCGGGTTGCGGTAGCGGTAGTGCGACCCAGGGGCCGCGGTCAAATACTCCTTCAGTTCCGACGTCTTGGCCGCGCGGAAGGAGTGCTTTTGCCGCCGGTCCGACGTGACGAGGCTGGAGGCCAAACCGGCACCCATGCCGAGAATCCCCATGAAAAACTCGTCGTCTGACAAATTCTCGCCGGCGGCAATCTGTTCGCGCGCAGCCTTCAGAGCATTGTCAGACTGGTACATAGCCGTCAAATTGTTGTTGACGTTCTCCCGGTAGCCGACGTCTGTCTTGTACCGCTCCATGTCAATTTGCGAGACCGCGGTGGCCAAGCGACGAAGCGAGTCTCGCTCCGCCTGGTCCAGCTCGCGCCCGCCGAGATACGCGCGTAGGTTTTGCTCGGCAACCTTCGTCGCCTGGTCGGCCAGGGCAATTTCGTTCGACGCCAGCTGTTGGGAGACGTCGCCGATGCCTTTCACCGTCTCGATTCGCATTCCGGCAGCCTGGACAGCGTCGCGACGACCTTGCTCGGCTACCTCTTGCGTGCCGCGCGCCGCCAGCTGCGCTTGGGTACCGGCCGCCTGGCGCTGGGCGCCAGCTATCGCCGCCGCGCCGCCGCGAGCCATCGCGGCCGTGCCGGCGGCTTGCGACACCGCGCGGTCGGTTGCTTTCTGGAGGAAGGCTTGGTTGCCGAACGGGTCGACGCCGGAGAGCCGCGTCAGCTGGTCGTAGAAATCAGACCGGGCCTGCTGTAGCCCGGCGGCCGCCGCGTCGTACTGCGTGCGGTCCAGCGTGGCCATTGGCGGCGGTCCCCCGACCGACGACGGAACGCCGGCGCCGGGGTCCTGCGTGACCTGCTGTGGTGGGGCTACGCCCGCTTCAGCGGGGGAAGCCGGCAGGCCTCGTGTACTACCAGCTCCGCGCCCAAAACCAGCCGCGGCCGCCGTTCCTGGCGCATTACCTTGGGCCTCGTCCCACGAGAAGTTGTCACGAACTTCGGGACGAACGCGCGCCGGGTCTGTTGCGGCCACCTGCGCGTTTTGAAGCTGGCGCAGCTTCAAAGCGTTGTTTGACAACCCGCCCGGGTTATTCGGATTCGGCTGGTCGTTAGGGTCGTACGGTTTCTGAACCGGAGGCGCTGCGGTCGCGGAGACCGTGACAGCCGGCGCCGGCGGTCGCGCACCAACAGGCGAAGGCGTGCGCGGACCCGGGCCGATGGCGGAGGACGGCTGCGCCGTCGGACGCTCTGCGCCAAACGTGTCGGTGTTGTTGGTAGGCGTCTGTGGTGCGCCGCCGGCGGCCTCGGCCTCGGCCTGCGTGGCGTACGCACCGCGGCCGTTGACCTGCCAAACGCCCAGATTTTGATTGTAGGAGACCATCTCGTGTCAGCGCCTCTTGGCGGAGTCCAGGCGCGTCGGCCCGGACCGTTGGGTGTAGAATAGCGAAAAACCGGCCAGCCGGCAACCCTCGGCGGTCGTCGACGATGGCGTCATGGTGAAACGCAGGCGGAATTTGCCGCCGCGCTGGATGGCGGGGTACCACTGGCGCTGGAAAGCCTGGCCGGCCGAGAGTCCTGTGACGGTGTGCGCCCCGAGAGACGTCCACGACTTGCCAGAATCGTAAGAAATCTCGCACGTTATCGACGCAGCGCTCTGGAATTCACCCAGCAGCTCGACGCCTGCGAAACGCCCCCAGCCCGCCACACCGCCGAAAGCCGCGACGTCCCCGGTCTCGGCGACCATCGAGACCGCCGTCGCGCCAGAGGCGTCGTCGCCGTACGCCGCGGCGGCCCGCTCCCACACTTCGCCGTCCGCGTCCACGGCATACATCCTGCCATCGTGGCCGACCAGCGCCGTGGGCGCGAACGGCAGGGCATCCAGGCTCCACTGTCCGCCGTTCAGGTCGCGAACCACGAGCACGGCGTCGGTTCCGTTGGCCACGGCCCAGGCCAACACGTGGTCCGTCACGTCTAGCGCGGCGCCCACGGTTTCGCCTGCGGCGAAGGCGTCCTCCACCGCCCCGCCGACGAAGACCGGGGAGCCTTGCCCGCGCGGCAGGGCGTAGAGCTTGTCGACGTCGCCAAGAAACCACAACCCGTCGCCGGATTCCACGACAGACCGCCAGTCGTAAATCCCGACCGACGACGGCAGCCGCGCCGGCGAAGGGAACTCGCCGACGCCGGCCAGGTTCGGCCCGCCAGACGCCGACACGACGTAGAGCTGGTTGGTCGTCGCTGCGACTATCGTGTCGTCGAGCGCGGCCAGCGCGGTAAGGTCCCCCTCGATGGAGTCTTGGTACACCAACGCCCCAGGGCCGGAGAGCCCGGGCTGGGTAAACGCCACCGGCTCGGCCGGCAGCACCAGCTGGGAATATTGCAGCTCCGGGCCAGCGCCGCCCAGCACCAGCCGGTCGCGGACCGCCACGACGTACGCAGACGGCGACGGCGGGGCTACGTCCAGGGCGCCAGACACCGCGCCGAACTCACCTTCGGTGTACAACCGGCGGTTGTCTACGATGGAGGCGTCGGGCAGGGTGTCGACTACCGAGACCTCGTCGTCTGTGGCGCCGACCGCCGCCGTGGCCACCAGGTAGAACAACTCCCCCGGCCCGGCTTCCGTGCGGTATAGCTCGACCTTCGGCGCGCCAAGCAGTTCGGCGTCCCGTCGAAGCGTCTTGGCCACGTGCACCAGGGCCGTGACGGTGTCGTCCGAACCCGAGATGACGTTCGCCACCGCGTCGGATACCGGGGAGCGGTGGATTCGCCCTCCGGCGTCGGTCCAGGTCACGACGCAGCGGTACTCGTACGTGCCGTTGGCGATGGTGCCTGAACTGTTTGACTCCGTGATTGACGCGAAAATCGGCTTCGACAGGCCGTTCTCCACCACTATGCCGTTCGTCACTGTGGCGACGGTGCCGCCGGCCAAATGCAGCACGCCGCCCAGCACGGCGCCTGGCCGACGCGCGGTCGAGTACACGGCGAGGGACGCAACAGCGGCCTGGCGCGTGACCAGAGTCGAACCCGACGTCGAAGCCGCTTTTCGCGTCGTGTTGCTGGTGTCAGAAAGCCGCATGTACGCGGTCAAGGACTGGCCGGCGAGATTCTGGCACGGCGCGTACGGCGCCGATACCCCAGCCGCGGCGAAGCCAGTACCGGTAGAGAACGCCAAGCAGGCCCACGGCTGGTCGACGTCGACCAGGAGCACATCGTTCAGCGCGGTCAGCGCCGTGTTGGCGCGCGCCACGACCACGGCAGCGGAATTCTCGGCGAACAGAAAACCACCCACCAGCGAAGAAGAGTCGTGGTCGGTTCGAACGTTCGACGAGTGTGTGGTGGCTATTTTGTTTACCACGCACGTCCGCGACCCGCTCAGGCCAGACGCCACGAAAATGCTGGACGAGCATCCTACAGCGAATTGGCCTGCCGTCACAGCCACGCCCGCGTTCACCGCCGTGGGCCCTGCTGACGTCGTGAACGACCCAGACGCTCCGAAGGTCAGCAGTTGAAGCTCCGACGAGCCGTTGTCGTACACGACGTGCACGTTCGTGTCGTCGGACGCGATGGCGCAGCGCGTGGCGGCGGAGGCCGCGACAGTCTTCGTGGTTCCAGTTTGCAAACCGGCCGACGTGAACTGCGCGTATTTCACCTCGCCGGCCTCGACGTACGCGACATGCACGCCGACCGGGGTGTTCGTGTCTTTGATGGCCGTGGCCGCGTCGAAGTCGGTGATGGTCGCGGTGACCAACGTGGTCAGGGACGTGACGCCCAACGCGGCGGGGTCTATCTTGCGCAGACGCAAAACTGTACCGGTGTTCTCCAACAGGCCGAACGTCGTGCCGAACGACACCAGCTTGCGCGGCGCGGAGTCGGCCGACGCGGAAAAAGAGTCGTAGAAAACGGTCTCGTCTGTGGCGACCCGGAAGACGCGAAGAACGCTGGTCGCAGAAGTCTGCTGCACTACGGCGCCCCACACGCCATCCGCCGTCACGCCGCACGAAACACGGCGCACGTCGGCCGGCAAGTCAGGCACGTTTCCGCGCACGCGAATGTTCGTGGCCGGTGACACAGGCATCCCTCGGCGCTGGGTCCAAGGCACGGTGGAGGTCTGCTCGGTAAACACGGCCACCGACAGCGGCGCGGTGTTCGAAATAGACCGGACCAGACCGACCAAAGAAGGACCGACGGAGTACAGGTCTTGGAAGGAGTAGTCACCGCCGATGAGCGTCCCGTCGTCCGCGATTACCGACGTGTCGACAGGGCGCCAGCCCGTGCGCAACGCCAGCTCTCCGGCTTTGTTGAATCGGGCGTTTTTCAACCGCGCCAGCACGCCGTCGGGAAGCAGCTTCGGGTCGATGCTCTCGTCCTGGCCCTGGACGAACGGGACGGTGACGGACCGAAGGCGGCTCACGGCGTGCCCTCCGCGCGCGCGACAGGCACGCCACGCAACTCGGCCTCGATGCGGTCAAGTCGCGCGGCCATCAGGCCTACCTGGACGCGCAGCTCGACGCCGCCGGCAAGAGCCGTCACCAGCGCGGCGACAGCGGCGATGGTTTTCGCGTCCCACGACGGGGAGGGCGGGGCGGGTTTGGCGCGCGGAGACACGGCTCAGTTTTCATCCTTCGTGGCGCCGAACAGGCGGAACGACATAGCGGGCGTCACGTCGGTGAATTGGACCTTTTCCACCGCGACACCCCATCGCTTGGCCGCGGTCGTCACGGCCGTCCTGACGCGCCGCAACACGGCACCGGAGTAGACCGCCTCGGCCGTCGCCTTCGCCACGGCGGAGCCCAGCGCGCCGGCGGCGACGTCCTGCACGTTGTTCGTGGCGTCGAAGACGTTCAGGACGAACTGCTCCGGGTCCGCTACGTGGTACGACACCATCAGGCGCAGCACCAGGTCGACGCCGTCCTTCGTGCGAAGGGACTGGGCCGGTAGGACGTCGGCCCACAACCGCATATCGACGTGGGTGGATGTTTCGATGGCGAACGGCCACACGAAATTCAAGCCTGGCTTTAGTTTCCTGACGGGAATGCCGAAACGACGCACGAAGCCTGCGTTCTCGGCCTTGCACACGGTCCAGAACTGGAACAGTTCCAGGATGGACGTCAGAAACTCGAAGAGTTTTTCAAACATGGGCTGGTTCCTCAAACCTAACACTCGGCCGGCCCGGACGCCAGGTCAGGCGTAAATCAGCGGTAAAATGTCATGATTATGCACGAATCCCCACCATCGCCACCAGCCCCTCCAGCGGCTGTTCCGGAGCCGCTGAAGGGGACTCGAGCCGCTCCGCCGCCGCCGCCGCCGCCGCCAGGAAACCCGCCCTTGCCGCCGGCGCCGCCCGTGGCGTTGACGTTGGTGGACGTGGTTCTGCCGAGCCCGCCGCCTGCCCCACCCCCGCCTGCGTAGTCGGCAGTCCCGGCAGAGCCGGCAGCTCCTGCTGCTCCGGTCTGCGCGCCTGTACCGTTCGCCGTGGCGCCGCCTGCGGCGCGCGACGAGACCCCGGGGATTCCGGACAGACCGCCTTCTCCACCGTCTCCCGACGTCTGCGTATTCGCCGCGCCGCCGCCGCCGCCGCCGCCGCCGCCGCCGCGAACAGCGTCTCCCCCCGTCCCGGCTGCGCCCGACCCGTTCCCGCGGCCGTTCCCGCCAGAGGCGCCGCCGAAAGCCGCCTGCAGGCCGGCTGCGGCCGTCCCCGTGACGGACCCAGCGCCGCCTAGCCCGGAGTTTCCCACGGCTGATACGCCGCCCGGACCCCCTCCGGTTCTTGCAGTTGTCGTGGTCGCAGAGCCGCCGCCTGCAGACGTCGCGCCGCCGCCGGCGCCGCCTGGCGCGCTAGTGGCGGTAGCCGTGGTGTTGCATCCCCCTCCGCCTGGGTAGGCAGCGAGCAGAGAACCGAACAGAGTAGGACCTGAAGCTGTGGCCCCTGGCGACCCGAGAAGGCTCGCGCCGCCCGCATTCACAGACGAACCAGCGCCGCCGGCCGGCGCCGCGGGGCACGTCATAGCTATTGGTAGCGCTACCACCAGCTCCGCACGGTCGAAAATACGTTCGTGCCAGGCGCCGCCACCAGCGCCGGAATTTCCGTTGTAGTTTCCAGCGCCGCCGTCTGCTCCGCCGCCGGCCCCAGAGCCGCCGCACCCAACGCAGACGACGTGTATTCGCCCGCCGCCACTCAGCGCCGCCGCATTCGCTATCGTTGTTGCTGCCTCGACGGTCACCCCTGCGAACGTTTGACCAACCATCGAGGACCCGGAATTGGCGAACACCCGGCGAGACAGGTAGCCGTCCTCAGACCCGGTCGCCGGCGGGTCCGACCCGCCCCCGCCCCCGCCCGACGACCCGCCGACCGCGGTGCCCCACCACTCGGTGCCGGTGGAGTACCACGTCATCGCGCCAAGCGTGGTCGTGGTGACCTCAGCCGCGTCGTTCACCGTGCTCGCCTCCGCGAGGACGCGGACCGGCTGGCCTTCGACCAGGACCACCACCGGGGCGCGGCCTTTGGCCGGCCGCGGGTGCGGCAGCACCACGACGTCGTTGGCCTGTGCGCGCACCACGTCGCCCGGGCGTGGGCGGATGGGCGCCGGCGACCTGCGGCGGTCCAGCACGCGGTCGGGCGCCCGCAGTTCCTCTATCGCGTTCTCCAGCTTGGAGACGATGGCGGACAGCGAGCGCGCTTGCGCGTCGGAGAAGCCGTCGAGCTTACCGGCCAAAACGCCTCCCCCGCCGTCGGGGGAGAATAGGCCCGGCGGACTGGACGCGGGATGCCGACGCTAGCACGCGCGCTTCGGCTTCGGCCTTTTTCTGTACCGCAATAGTATAGGTTTCGCGCTGGTCGTCGTCGCGCGCGGCCAGGTCGCACACGACGTGCCACACCACCCACGGCACACCACCGGGCAACGCCAGGAAGAGGTCGGCGTCGGCGCTCAGGTCGACCCAGTCCGGCAGGTACCAGATTTTGTACGCGCCGCCGGTGGCGGCGGGGAACAGGTCCAGGGCGCCGGCCAGGGCGGCGTCGAGGTCGGTGGGGTCCGTCGTCGGCACGCGCCGGATGGCGAAGAACCGCGGCGAGCCGCCGCCGCTCGCCCACCGCGGGTTGCGGCGGGCTTGCCAGGTGATGGGCTGGAGTGAGTACCAGTCGTCGGCGGTCGTCGACGACGCGACGTCCACGCCAACGATTTGGACCGCGCGCGGCGGCCCGGCGGGCCACGGGACCTCGGAGTACTGCTCCCCCGTCACAGCCGTCCCGGTCAGCGTAGCCGCGGTCGTGGCTTCGATGTAGTAGGGCAGGCCGTTCGCCGTCACCATCGCGCGATAGTCGCGGATGGCGGCGTTCAAACGGCGCGTCAGGTCGGCGTCGGGGTGACGCGCGACCAGACCTTCGACATCACCCAGGTACCGCACCTCGGCGCGGAGCTGGGCCAAGCTCCGGCTCTCCACGGCTCAGGTCCTCAGCAGTTCGACCGGGGCGGGCTCAGAGGGCGCCGGCGCCTGCGGGCCCTCGGCGTCACACGCCCGGAAGTCCTCCGCGGCCTGCAGGATTTCCTCGGGCGAGACCTCCATACGCAGGAGCACGGCCACGATGTAGTCGAAATCTTGGCGCAGCGCAGCCATCGCGAGGTCTTCGGCGACCGGCGCGGGGACTACGGCCTCGAAAGCCTCGACCTGGCACGCGAATTTCGCCGCCGCGGGGCTGTTGGGGTCGGCTACGCCGACGAGGTTGCACCCAGACGACAGTGCGCCGGCCACAGCAGCCAGAAGAAGGCGCAAAACCTCCTTGAACGCGGGGGACGACACGACTTTCTTGAGGAATTCCACGGAAAAAGGCCTTTGGTAGGGCTAAAAAGTGCGCGCGGGCTCCGAAGCCCTGCCGAAACCCGCGCGCGATGTGGTTACTTGCCGCCGACGGCCGACTTCGGGTACGAAATCGACCCCTTCGAAGAGGGCGGAGGGGCGCCGGCCGGGATTTTGGGCCCTGGGCCCTTGTCCACAGGGCCTGCCTTCGGGGCCAGACCCTTGATGGCCGACGTGGCGCAGCTGCCTGCGCCCTTCGTGGAGGCTCCGTAGCCTTTCACGACGCCGCCTTGAGGACGTAAATCATCGCGGTGATGTTGCCCTCCACGTCGACCGCCGACGGCGTCGCTGCGTCGAACGCCCGCAGCGACAGCACGCCGGTGGCGTAGTTGGTCGTGTCGGAGTCTACAGAGAACTCGACCGCGGCGGGCGTGCCCTGAGAAGGCGCGGCCACGACGGTCCAGCCGACGGCGCCCGTGCCGCCGGCCGGGAACCCGATTTCGTAGATACCGGCCGCGCCGTTTGCGACGGTGATGCCGCCAGACGACAACGCGTTGTTCACTGCCGGCGTCCCCGACGTCACCGTGATGGTGGCGATGAAGACCTCCAGCCGTGAAGGCAGGTTGACGTGGACGTTGGGGAACGGAGCGCGGTTTGCGGAGAAAGGTGCGTTGTCGGCCATGGGTCAGCCACCCTCAATCATGAAGAAGAGCCAGATTTCGTCACCGTTGGCCAGGATGGTCTCGGCGCCGTCGTTGTGATGCTGCAGCGCGAACGTGCCGGCTGCGGGGTCGTAGGTCGTGACGTCCGTGACCTGGACGCTGGCCGCCGTGGCGGTTTTGCCCTGGGTCCACAGCACGCCCCGGGCGCCCTTGGGGGCGGTCCCGGTGATGATGCCGTTGGCGCCGGTCGTCACGGTGAAGCCGGAGGCGGACTTCGCCGTGACGATGGACACCGTCGTGCCGTTGGACGTCAACACCACCGGGAGCACCACGCCGCGCTTGTACGGCGTGTTGACCCCTGGGTAGGGGGCGTTGATGATTGCGTATTCAGCCATGTCGTGTGTCTCCGGCGGCCGGGCTCACACCGCGAAGCGGCAGTGCAGCCAGGGCTCGCGGATGATGAGCTGCGGGAACGCGATGAGCCGGAACTCCAGGTCGTTCGACTCCGCCTGGCGCAGCATTTCCAGGCCGTCGGCGTTGGCGACGCCGGGGAGGCCGTCCAGGTGGTGGATTTTGATTTCCGGGAGGTCCAGGCCGTAGATGAAGCTCGGGTCCTGGTGCGGCTCGGCGATGATTTCGCACATGCCGTTCACGCCCATCACCTGCACCGACTTGCCGCCGGCGGTCAGCGTCGAACCGATGTCCGTGATGATGCCTTGGGCGTGGAGGGCGCGGACGATTTGGAACCAGACCTCGGACTGCGCGACGAAGGTCAACGGCCGACGACCGGCGAACCTCGACTGCATGAAGACGCTCGCGAAGCCGATTTTGTGCTCCGGCGGGAGGGCCGAAATCACGCTGGCCGGGACTCGGACGCCCGAGAGCGCGGAGTCCACCGTGCGGTCGACGGTCGCGAAGGTGTCGTTCGAAGAGAGGTACGACGGGGTAATCCAGTCGCTCAGCGTCTGACACAGCAGCTTGCTGCCCAGGCCAGAGCCCGGCAGGAGCGGCTTGAACTGGCCGACCGGGAACAGGAAGACGTTGTCGCCCTGCGAGCCCCAGCCCGCCGGAATCTCCGGAGTGGTGGAACCGCGCGTGTCCGAAATCGTCACCGTGCCGGCCTCGCGGTCGACCTGGACGACGTAGCCTCGGGCCGCGTTCACGTTCGCGGGCAGGAGGGTGTGGGACAGCGACGAGCCGTTGCCGGCCGACGCCACGAGGACCATGCCCTTGTGGTAGTTGGCCACGTCACTCGGGTTGACGAGGGTGAGCGTGCCGTTCGCCGTCGAGGTCAGGTCGGCCTCGCCGATGGTGTACCCGGAGCCGCCGAGGATGACCTGGGCGAAGCGCTCGCCGAAGGCCTCGCCGTGCTTGTCCGTGGCGTGGGTCAAGTTGCGCAAGTACGCGCCCTTGTTCGTCTTTCCGGCGACAAGGTCCTTGTACTTGATGGTCAAGGACGTTTCGATTTGGCCGGTGGGGACGAGCCACTCACCGTCGTGCGTCGCCGCACCGGGGGCCGTGCCTGCGCCCTGAGAGCCGGACTGGGAGGCGACTTCCTGGGCCGAGGCCAGGTCGCCGGCGATGCCCATGCCGCCCGCCAAGGTGAAGAATTCACCGGTATTGGCGCCTTCTACTGCGCTTTTGCGCAGCCTATCCATGAGTGGGGACGCGCGCCCGACCAGTGTGTGCAAAGGTTGCACATCGACGTAGTAGCTGTGTAGGGCGGCATCCGCCCAAGAACCGAGAGACATCTTCTAACGACCTACTGTGAGAGGAAAAACGAGAGCGTTTTTCGTCAGTTCAGTAGGCCGGCGACGCCATCGGATGGTTTAACGAGGCCCAGTCACCTCGGCGCTAACCCCCGCTCGCTGGGGGTACGCCTCTTTCGAAGCGTACCCCCTCAATTTAAACAGCCGGTTGGCCGATGTCAAGACCTTCTTTGAAACGGTGGTAGGCTGCGGCTTTTTCCAACAGGTCGGCGGAGTCTTTAAAAGCGCCGGAGGCCAGATTGCAGCTGTTACACAACCAGCCGCGGGGCTCGCCTTCACGAAGGCCTGTATGCCAGTGGTCCAGCTTCAGCGATTCGACGCTCTCTGCACAAATTTCGCACGGGCCGCTGCGCCTTTCGGCCGTGGCGTTTTTTATGCCGTGCCTGCGTCGAGAGCGAACCAGGTCATAGTCTTTTGTTTCCTGCTTCGCCCTTCTTTTTCGTTCATATGTTTTGAAATTATCCTTGTTTTTGCTATAATAAACGCGGCAGTCGTTTCTGTGTTTTTCTCGCCACGGAGCGTCCGAGTACCGCGCGCGGCGTTTGGCCAAGCGTACCTCGCGCTGCTCCGGGGTCTCAGCCGCGCGGCGCTTCCGCTCGGCCTCGGCCCTTTTTGCGCGGCGCTCAGCTGGCGTCACCCCGGTCCTCCTTCCAGTCCTTGTACACCTCGACGCCCAAACCGGGCGCGAGGGATTCCAGGTGGTTCTGGGCAGCGGCCGCCATGTCGCACGCCATGGCGTAGGCCTCGGCGTTCATCTCCAAGATGTGGGCCCGGAGGTCCAGCGCTCGGAGGTACTGGACGATGGCGTTGTCCAGGATGGGGTCTTCGGTCTCGGCGGTGTTTGCGGACTGGCCGTCCGCGGGCGTTGGGTTGGTCATGGCTCTATGATGGCCACGCCCAATCGAACGTCAACCCGTCACATCTGTCGCGGCATCCAGAAGACGGCCAGCCAGGTCACGTCCGTCGTGGTCTGGACGGTGGCCGGCGACATCCTGAACGTGTACACGCCGGCCGTGGCGAAGACCAGCGACACGGCCTCGCCGTCGTCGGTGTAGTCGAACTGGTCCCCGGCCTCGGCCTCCAGGACGATTTGGACCGGCCGCCCGCCGGCCTTGGCCGGGCCCGTCGTGGCCGAGACCGTCTGGCTGGGTGTTCGGTTCAGGTTCAGTTCAGTCGCGAACGACGTGAACAGCTTCGAAACCGAAGGCGGGTAGTGCAGGTCGGAGAGGGGAGCGGACATCTCGTACCACAGAATAGCAACGGCCCGGCCCGGTGTCAACCACCGGGCCGGGCCGCGCGCCGGTCCTTCAGACCGGGAGCTTCGCGAGGATGGCCGCGAGGAGCGAATCCGTCTTGGCCTGACGGCCCTCGGCCTTCGTCTCCGAGAGGTCGACACGGAGCTGCGCGATGGTGTTGGCGTCGAGCTTCGCGTTCAGCTCCGCGAGGCCTTTCGCCACCTCGGCGAAGCGGTCCGCGTTCCGGACCTCGGCGTCTTTGCCTTGGACGGCCAGGTCGTACTTGGCCTGGGCGGTCTCGCGCTTGCCGTCCTGGACGTCTCGGTGGACGAACTCCGACCGCAACGCCGCGAACTGCGAGTCCTGGTTGCGCTGGGTGGAGGCGTCGCCTTGCTGAATCAACGCGGCCTGGTACACGTCGGAGTCGCTGTCGCCGCCGGGCGAGATGTAGGTCGGGTAAGGGGTGGCGACGATGCTGGGGCTGCCGTTGGAGTCTGCCATGGGTGGGGGGTATGCACTTTCAGGTGCCGACCCGTTAAGATTAAGTTCCCCGGAGTCGTCCAGGGTCGGCGTGGTGGGCGGTCTCATCGGGGGTCCTGCCAAAGTAACCACCCCCGGGGGTGACGACGAGAGGAACGGGTGTCCTCATCAAAACCGCCCCGGCCGCGTGGTCAGTGTTGCGGGGCGCCACACCTGCCGCACAGCGACCCGGCCGGAGCGTAGACCAGACCGCCGCAGTTCCAGCACGCCCGCGGGCCGGGCGACGGTTTCTCTGCCCAGGCCTTAGCCGCTCGGGCCGCGGCGCGGTCGCGTCGGTACTCGAACCAGAGCTGAGCGACGGCCTGGCCGGCCAGGCGCAGCAGCGCGCTCACGACGTGGACTCCCGCAGCACCCGGGCCAGCTCGGCTCGCACTTCGTCGAGGTCCACCAACCGGCCGGGGCACGTCTTGGCCGTGGGGGCGGCGCGTAGTCGGGCGGGGGCTTCGCGGTGGCCGCAGACGTCCTCGGCGGAGAACCCGTAGCGTCGACAGACCTCCGCCAGGAGGCGCAGCCCGGTCCGCCACTGCGCCTGGGTCCAGGGTTGGGAATCCCCGTCGCCCGCGAACACCACTCCGACGGTATCGTTTGCTCCGCTGGTGTGTGCGCCGGCCTCGGCCTCGGCCCGGCCCTGGAAAACGTCGCCGTCGCGTTGCACGAGCCAGTGGTAGCCGATGTCGCGCCAGCCGTTCACCCGGACGTGGTAGTCGCGGACGGCTTCGACGGTGGCCTCGCCACGGACGGCGACGGTGTGTAGGACGATTCCGCGGGGTCTCATCGGGCCTGCTCTTTCGTTGGAGGCGGGGGCATGGCCGCGACTAAGGCGCCGACGAGGCGCGGGTCGTACGCCGCCGGGCCGTAGATTCGTTCCAGGGTCGCGAGGACCAGGGCGGCGGTGGCTTCCGTGACTGGGCGTGGTCGAGGGGAGGTCACGCCGGGCTCCTTTCGGCCAGGACCAAGGCCAAGGCCTCGTACCAGTCGTCCGCACGGAGGGCGCAGTGGTCGTCACACGGACACCCGGCGACTTCGTCTCGGACGGCCCCGGCGAAAGTCTCCTCGGCCGTCAGGACCACGAACCCGTCCTCGTCCAGCGTCACGACGGCTCGTCCTCGCCTCGGCCGCGGCGCGGCCGGCCGGACTCGTCAACCCAGTCGAGGGGGAACGGCTCGGCTCGCGTCCGGACGACGGGGACGACGGCCAGCCGGGTCTCTGGACCCGCGCCGGCCTCGGCCTCTTCCAGCGCGCGCTCCAACAGCCGGTCGTAGCGGAGCTGCAGCTCCGCGACCCGCCAGGGGTCTGCGGATGACGCACGGGCCCGGGCCAAGGATTCCCGGGCCCGTGCCAATTCGTCTTGGGTGGTGCGACGGCGGCTCACGGCGTCGGCTCGGGCGCGGCCGCGGCGAGGCCGGCCACGTCCGCCGCCAGGGCGAAAACGGAACGGCCGACGAGGCCCAGCCTCGCCGCGGAGACGTAGTCCGCCGACGGCCGCCAGGCTTCAGGGAGCCGGGCGGCGCCAGGGTAGCACCGGGCGACGGTGCGTGGGAGGCCGGAGGTGTGGGTGCGTAGCTTGGTCACGAGGGGTCTCTTTCGTCTGGGGCCGGCGCCGAGCCGGCGGCGTTCAGGAGTCGGAGCACCTCCTCCGGCTCGGCCGGAGCCGCGACCAGCCCCAGCCCGACCGGCTCGTCGGCCAGGAACCGTAGCCGGGCCCGTCGGGCCTGGAGCCGGGTCACCCGGGCCGCGAGCCGCGCCGCGTCGTCCTGGGCCCGGGCCAGCTGGGCCTGCGCGTCGGCCAGGGCCGCCTCGGCCTCGGCCCGGGCCTCGCCTAGGTCACGCACGACTAGGGACAGGTCAGCCACGGGCGCCGGCCTCCGCGTCAAACGTCACGAAGCCGGCCGCAGCCGCCGCGTGGGGGGAGACGCCCGGAGCGCCCGGCGCTCCGGCGCCGGCCTCGGCCCACGGCGCCAGGAGCGCCCGCGCTTCGTCAGAGGCGAGGCGGGCCACGGCCCCGACCGCGGCGAGGAGCGCCGCCCACCGCGCCCCGACCGCACGCAGCCGGGCCTCGCCGGGGGCCTTGGCTTCGAGGGCCACCCACCGCTGCAGCCCGTCCAACAGCCGGGCCTCGGCCGTGGCGTAGGGCAGGCGTTCGCGGGCGACGAGGAGCGCGTCGGCCAAGGCCCAGACGGCCGGGTCGACGCCTTTGGGGACGGGCCGGCCGGAGCCGACGGTAGGGCGGGTGGGGGCGGGACGGGACACACCCGCAGTATGCGCCCGGCCGGGCCGGGGCGCAAGCCCTCGCCGGCCGGAACGGCGACGGCCCCGCGCCGGGCCTAGGAGGGGCCTAGGAGGGGCCAGCGGGGGCCGTGGCGGGGTCGGGTCGTCCGGGGCTACAAAAGCCCGCGCCAGACGGTCTCAGGGGCCGGCGGGGCCTGGCGACGGCGGGCGTCTCGCTCACAGTCGGCCAGGGCCTCGTCTAGGGTACTACGGGCCTCGCACGTCGCGTCGTGGTGCATGGTAGCCGGCTCGTTCAGGACGTAGGCCCACCCGCCCCACCAAGCGCGGCGCTGTGGCAGGAAGTAGCCGACGTGTGTTTTCTGGACTCGGTATTCTCGCATGGTCGGGGTCTCCGGCCCGCGCCGTCGAGCGGCGCGGGGTTTTCTCGTTTTGGGTTGGGGGTTTAGGAGGCCCAGCCGGGGCCGGGGCCTCGGCGGGCTACGGCTAGGGCGCTCACCAGGCGGCGTCACTCCCGTAGCGCTCAGCGTCGGGGCCGGCCGCTTCCCACGCGGCGCGGCGGTTCGCATCCGCTCGGTCACGCAGCGCCGTCCACCCGCCCACGCGGGCCAAGGCCTCGGCCGGCACGTACCACTCGCGGTCGAGAGACCCGTCGTGGCGGTTTGCGAACGAACGCCGGCCGACGGGGAGCCCGAGCTGGGCGGCCGCGTACTCCAGTTCCGAGTACCAGTTACTCCACCGGTTGTGGGCGTGCATCGAGATGATGGTGTAGGGCGCTTGGGTTTTCCACTTGGTCACCCCACAAGCATAGCAAAAGGCCCGGACGCAGCAAGCGCCCGGGCCTCGTCTTAACTCACGCCTCCGGGCGTCAGTCGTCTAGCGCCACCGGTTTTTTCGGGCGAGGCGCGGCGGGGCGCGGCGCTCACCCCCAGACGCAGACGACGTCCGGAGACTTGGTGTACAGCGTCGCCGCCTGGTTTGTAGCGCCGGCGTAGCCGGCCAGCACGTGGCGGAGACGGTCCTCGGTGCCTTGGACGTACGGGGCCAAGACCAGGCACTCGACCACCGTCGTGGGCTCGGCCTCGCCGGCCCAGCGCCCCACGGCGTCGTAGACCGTCCCGCCGCCGCCCGGGAACGCCGCCAAGACTTGGTCGCGCCAAGCCTGAAGGGCGTACGGGCGAACGGGCGCGCCGTTTGCGTCGTGGTGCGCGAGAAACACGCGGAATAGGACTCGGGTCTCTTCGCGGGGCGTGCTCACGAGCCACCTCCGCCAGCCCAGACACCCAGGGACCAGAACGCTTGCGCGACCACGCTCAACACCGTCGCGAACACCATGGTCTGTAGGTACGTCCAGCGGAATTGCGCACCGGCCAAGCCGGCCGCGACTCCAGGCCCTACGCCACACACTAGCAATTGTAACAACACGTTTTCTCCTTGTTCGTTTCGTCGCGGCGCCGGGCGGCGCCCAAACCGCCGGGCCCTGGTCGGCCAGGGCCCTGGTACGTTTGGGCGGGGCGGGGGCTCAGCCGCCAAAGCCGTCAGGCGTCGGCCGGGCGTCGGAGGGGTCGACCGACACGAAGCCTGGGAAGGCATCGTCAGCGCGCTGGAAGAACGCGGGCCGGCCGGTCAGGGCCTCGAGAAGCCGGTCAAGCTGCGTGGTCGGCTTTTCGTACTCCGAGACGACCCGTTTGGCGAACGAGACGCCATACTCGTCGTCCTCGACTCCCTCACCCACCCACTGGACGACGCCGACGTCGTCGTGGGTGTGGTTCAGGAGGGAGACGACCAAGTGGCCGTCCTCGTCGCGGGTCACGCCGGCCGAGAAACGCTCCTGGGCGCCGTTGGGAAGCGAGGCGAGGATGCTCCAAGCGCGGCCCGCGTCGGCCGAGGCGGCGGGTGCTTCGCGGGACGAGTCGAAAGAATGAATGCACATGGCTGGTTGGTTCCTTGGTTGGGCCCGCCAAGCGCGGCGGGTGAGTAGAGAATAGCGCGGGTCGGGAAGCGTGCAAGCGGTTCCGTCACTTTTTTTTCCGGGGCCGGGGCGCCGGGGGCCGAGGGGCCCCGGCCCCCACACCCGCCCGGCGGCGACGAAGTGAAAACGAGAGTCGCCCCGTAGGGGTAGCCCGGACCCAGCACGAAAACCGCTGGGTCCGGTGTCTGGGTCCCGAAAACAGGACCCAGCACGAAAACCGCTGGGTCCCGCGTTGACGACGCCGGACCGAGCCAAAAACAAGAGAGCCACACTACGGACCTAGCTGTTTTCATGGTGCGCGTGAATATTCGAGGCTGTTTTACTGAGGCAACGCCGTAATTCCACTGAGGTACAATTCACGTGAGCGTTCGTCCCGATTAATTACGTTTTCCTCCACCAGCCTCGCCACGACCTGTTTCACATCGAACAGACGCTTCCCAAGCTCCTTGGCCAAGTCGGCCGTGCGGCCGCGCCACCCTGTAGCAAGAAGGGTCACTACTGAGGTGGCGAGTGCCTCGGCCTGCGCGTCGGCCTGCTCCTCTTGGCTGGCCCCCACGGCGAGCGAGTAGCCTCCGTCCGCGGCCGGCCCTCGGGGTTGAAACACCACCGTCACGGGCTCGTCAAGCGCGCGAGCCGGTGGTTCGTACCTGACTTTCCCCAGCTCCAACACCGGCGCCGTACGCGGGCTGAGGTCGGCCTTCTCGTACGTGATGTGTACGCTCACAGCGTCTGTGATGGCGCTCGACCCACGAGCCGAAGTCATCCGTTCCGCCCGGTCTTTCTTGGAGTGGTGAATGACCAAAAACACGGCCCCGGTGGCCTGCGAGACGCGCCCCAGGAAGTCGAGCGGCTCGCGCACGGCTGAGGCGTTCTCGTCCTCCAGGAACGCCGCGCAGCTGGCCAGGAGTGAGTCCACGACCACCAGGGCCCGGCCGGCGCACGCCCGCACGAAAGCCGCGCGAGCCTCCGGCGACACGTCCCCGAGGCTCCAACGCGGGAAGCTGACCAAGTCGAGGCGGGACTCCGCCGTGAGGCCGAGCCGGCGGTACCGGCGCAGCGTCAAGTCGGTCCCTTGTTCGTGGTCTACGTGGAGGACTGAGCCGTGACGCACGGGGAACTCGCCGAGCAGCCGCGCGCCCGGCGTCGCTACGGCCACGGCTAGGTGTTGCACGAAGGTCGTCTTGCCTGAGCCGCCGTAGCCGGTAATCAGCGCCGGAGCTCCCGGCGCTAGGCACAACTCCTCCGAGAGCCACGCGATAGGTGGCGGGTCCCACGCGGCTATCTCACGAGCCGTCCAAACCCGCGCGCCGAGTAGTTCCGCCGGGCCGTCGCCGTCCGCCACCGCGGCCCACAACCCGTCCGGGTCGTCCGGCGCCGGGCCGGCCCCCGGGGGCTCGGCCGAGACGGCCCGCAAGACTTCTTCCACGACGTCCTCCGCCCCGGCGAGCCGCTCGGCCTCGAACGGTTGGCCCAGCTCCTCGGCGAGCGTCGGGAAACCGACTATCCGGTCACCCGCCCGGCGCTTGCGCGCGCCACGCACGGCGTCGTCTGCGTGTTTGCGGACCTTCGGGTCGGCCTGTCCGAACCAAGCATCCACGTACCCACGCACGTCCTCGTCTGACCACCCCCACTCCGCGAGGCACGCGCCAAGCGCCCCGGCCAGGCGGTTCGTCCCTTCCGGCCGGCTCAGCCACCGGGTCACTAAGGCATTCGTGCTTTGGCGTGACGGCTTGGTTACGTGTGTGGGCGGGACCCAGCCGTCGTCACGGGGGGTCGCCGGGCCAGGTTCTTGGAACCAGTCGGCCAGGACCAAGGCCTGGCCTCTCAGAGACTCCTGCCACACCAGGTCGTCGCCTTGCGTTGGGATGTAGACCGGTTGGCTGATGGCCCGTAGGTGCGCTCCGGCCAGCTCTCGCGGGACAACAGCCCGGCCGACCTCCTCGGCCGAGTAGTCTCTATCCAGCAACACCCACACACGCCAGCGCGGCGACGTCTCCGTGTGCGAATCGGTCGTGTGTGCGAAATAGGGCCACGCCGCCAGCGCCGCCCAGTTGGGACCCGTGGGCGAGTCGTCGTAGTCGAGCGCTATCAAGCGTGTCGGCTGCGCCGCGGCGTTGCTGCGAGGACCGGGGACCGGCGCCGCCACCCAGTAGCCAGCAGCCCCTTTACTGCGTTGGTCAGTCGCTGCGTCTAGGATGTGCTCCCCGAGCGCGGCGAACGGCAACTCGACTAACTCACCTACAGCGCGCGGCCGCGTTACAGGCACCTCTGGGTAGTACGTGAACCGAACAACGGGGGTAGACACGCTCGACAACGTAGCACGCTGTGCACATCTTGCCAGGGCTGTGCCGCGAGACGAAGAAGCCAAACGCGCTTATATGCGCGAATACCGAAAGAAAAACAAAGAGGCGGGGCGGTTGTACGCCAAGGCTCGTCGCGAGCGTTTGCGCGAGCGTATCCGCGACGAGTCTCTGGTAAAAATGAGACGACATCGCGGCGTGTTAGCGGCCACGGCCGAACGCCGCGCCGGTGTTTGCCCGGTCTGCTTGAAGGACGGGCCGCTGGTCCTAGACCACGACCACGCGACCGGCGCCGTGCGTGGTTGGTTGTGCGGGCACTGCAACAGAGCCGTGGGAACGTTGGGCGACACGGCCGCTGGGCTGAAAAGAGCGTACGATTATCTTTTGGCTTGCGAGGCGCGCGAGGCGCGCCAAGATGAAGGCAACAACCAACCGACGCCCGACGCGGCGTCAAACCAGGAGCATTGTGATGTGCGGTGAGACGTTCAGCAGCAAATTCACCCCCGACCAGAAGGCCGCTGCGGCCAAGGCCCACCCGCTCGCGCGGCCCGGCCGATGGTCCGTCGTCTACTACGCAGGGTCGAACAAGGACGACCCACGACACTTCGACGAGCACGAGCGTGCCTACTTCGACCAGGAGCCCAGCCCCTACAACGCCACCAGCCCCTACAACCACAACGGCTACGCCACGAAGGCCGAGGCCGAGGCAGCCCTGGGCTACGAGAACGAAGACCACGACGGGTTCGTCCTCCCTCCGCTGGAAGAGTCCGGTGACCACCGCATCCGCGGCGCGGTCGAGGCCGGGGAGGTTTCGCAGGAGGACCTGCTCGCTTTCGTGGACGCGGTTCTGAATAACCGCCAGGCGCAATTCGAGCCGCTCCGCGAGCGCTTCGCGGCCGCGTCTCTCGTCTCTCCCCCGCCGGCGCCCCCGGCGCCCAAGCTCACCCGTGCCGAGGCTGCGCAAGCCCTCGTCTCGGTGCTGGTGCCGGGCGGCGCGGACTCCGCCGAGGCGTGGAACCGCGGCTACGGCTCGGGCCCAGGCAACGCCGTGACTTTCCACGACTTCTCGGACGAGGACGACCAGCAGGAAGGCGAGCCGGTGTTCGACTCGGACGGCGTCGAGACCGACCAGGTCTACTACGCCTTCGACCCCCACCACTCGCGCAAGATTCACGCAGCGGTCAAGGCCTACTTCGAGGCTGAGGAAGACGCGCCGGTGGCCCCCGCGGCCGAGCCACGCCTAGGCCAGGGCCGGCCGAAGAAGCCGCGCCCCGCTGAGGCGCCGTCCGGAGAGGCCGAGGAAGAGCGCTGGGGGTTGTTCGCCACTCCGGGCGACGGTCGTGAGCCTGGTAGCCTATTCCACGGCTGGGGAACGGTGATTCGCACGCGAGAGCAGGCCGAGAAGGAGCAGCGCAGGCACGGAGGCCGCGTGGCCCGAATCGTCCGCGGCCCCGGTGGAGACGGCTGGGTCGAGAAAAAGAGCTGACACCCACCCCTGCAGCCACCGCAGCCCCCGCCCCGCCGGCAAACCGGCGGCCGGGGGCTCGGGGCGTTGTGAAACGTCTCGACTATTCTATGTGTACCTGTGAGTTGTGCGGTGGCTCCGTCTCCTTCGAAGAGTCGCCGGACGGCGCCTACGTGTTTTATGACGAGGCCGCGGCCGAAGTCACCGCGGCGCTGGAGGCGGCGCAGGCCAGCCATCTGCGCCCGTGCGGCGAGCGTGAAGCGCGCCTGTTGGCAGCCGAATCCCGCGCCGAGGCCCTGCAAGCGCGCGTGGCGGAGTTGGAGCGCGAGGTCGAGAGCGCTGACGCGGGACGAGACTCTGCCTTCGACTTGATAGAGCAAAAGAACAATGAGCTGGACGCTGCGCACGAGGCGCTAGAGATAGCCGAGTCCGAGCTAGCGGACCTGCGCGGGCGGGTGAAGCGGGCGGAAGACGAGCTGGCCAAGTCGATTCATCCTGCGGCCCGGCGCGCACTGGAGGCCCTCCGTGGCCGCTGACACGAAGCGCGGGGCGGACTGGTGTGTGGTGGAACTACCACGCGCCGGCGCCGGCGGGCGGGCGCTGTACTCCGTTTCTCCTAGTCAAATCAAAGACTTCGACTTCTGCGAGCGCAGCTGGTACCTGGCGAGCGTCGCTCGGGCCCCCGACGACGGGAACGCGGGTGGGCTGTACCTCGCCCAAGGCGACCTGTTCGACGAAGCCGTCCAGCGCCACGCGGCGAAGATGGACCTACACGCCGAGGACTTGGTCGCCGCCGTCCGAGCCGACCCGCGGCGCGCACGCCCGAGCGTGCCGGAGGACAAATGGCCTGAGCTAGGCGCGCGCGCGGCTCGGATGCTCCGCGCTGTGGAGCGGAGCTTGCCCGCGCCAAAGACGGCCAGCATCCAGCGCCGGTACCGCGTGCTCGTGCCTGGGTACGAAGACCGAGGCGGCGTGGTCATCACCGGCAAGACCGACTTGCACCAGCGCGGTTTCATCGTTGACACGAAGTCGACGTCCGACCGAGGCCCTGGCCGAGGGAAGGACGCCCAGTCCGAGCCTAACGCGCTGACCGACGAGACCACCCCCGGCGGAAACATCAAACCCCTCCGAGACGACGTACAGGCCCGGGTGTACGCCTGGTGTGAATTCCACACCGACCCTTCGTTGACTGAGGTGAGGTGTCGTTGGGTGTACGCGAGCAAACCGTCCGGCGACGGGCGGCCGGTAGGGTGGCACGTCGAGGCAGTGTTCGAGCGCGCCGAGACGGACGCTTGGTTTGAGGCCTACGTGCGGCCGCGCCTCGACCGGATGGTCGAACTGCACGAGGCCTCGCTGATTGAGCTGGTGCCTTTCGAGGCGCGTGCTAATACAGATTCGTGCCTCCGGTGCTTCCGGAGGCTGCAGTGTGCCAACCCATTCGCCGGGGCCCAAGCGCCCTTGCAACCAGGAGCAGTGAGTCTAATGCCTACAGCAGCCGAAATCCGAGCCCGTCAAGCCGCCCGCGCCTCCGGCGCCGCGCCGGCCCTCCCCGCGCCTGCGGCGGCCCCCACGCTGGAGGACCAGCTGCGCGCCTCGCTGAGTCCGGCCGTCACCGGCGTGGGCCTAGCGCCGCAAGGCCTCGACCCGGCCAAGCCAAACGTCGTCGACTTCTCGACGGTGAACCGCCCCGTCGGCGTGGTGACGGCTACGCTCATTACCACCACCGGCGTGGACGTGACCGAGTCGCCGGCCGTCGCGCTCCGCGAGGCCATCGCAGCCGACGTGCCGGAGGCCGTCGCCGCCGACCCTTTAGACTTTCCGGGCCAGCCCTTCGACCGGCCTGCGGAGTCTGCGGCTGCCCCGTCGTCCTCCGCGACGAGCGAGGCGCCGCCTGCTGCTTCGTCCGAGCCGCGCCGAGGCCGAGGCCGGCCGCGTAAGCCGCGCCCGGCGGAGGCGTCCGAAGCCGCCGAGCCGGCGCCGTCGGACCTGGTTGTTCGCCTCGAAGCCATCGCCACCGCCCTGCAGACCGTCGCCGACTCGGCCGACTCGGCCGTCCAGGTCGTCAACGCGGAGCTGCGGAAGCTAGGGGTGAAGCTGTGAACTACCAGACAACCAACGGAAAAGCGTTGGCTCCTTTTCACCAGAAACCAGGCACGCCGGATGACGTAATCGACGCAACAGGCCTGATTGTCTGGGAAGTCGCCCCACACTCGATGCAGCGGGTCAGCTGGGCGAAGTACCAAGCCGAGCTGGCCCAGGCCGCCGCGAAAGCGGCCAGCTACGTCGCGGCGGGCGGTGGCTACGCCGGCCGAGGCTTCGTGACCGTCGACTTCGACGCGCCGCTGGCCGACACCGTCCGTCCGCCGGCGCGCGTCGCCGCCGAGCCGAAGTGCACGTGCGGGGCGAAAGCCGCCGGCCTCGGCGGACACTCGTCCTGGTGCGACTCGGCTGAGGCTCGCGTGCAGCACGGGGGTGAGTCGTGAGCCGTCCGAGCCGAGCCGCCCGCCGAGCCCGCCTCGACCGGCGAAACGAGTACCAACGAGCGTACCGGCTTCGGCCGGGCCGCCGCGAGGCCGACGCCCTGGCGTCGCGCAAGTCGTACTGGCTGAGGAGGCGGGCGTCTGGCACGAAGTGGCTGGCGGATTGCGAGTGCGATTTTTGCACCTCCCTCCGATACGGAGACTTCCGAGCCGAAGCGGTGAAGCCGTGATTGCGCTCCTCCGCACTATCGTGGGCGTGGTCTGCGTCGCCTGGGCGCTGTTCTGGGGCGCCACGTTCGTCGCGACGCAGGACCCGCTGCCTTTCGGCCTGGCCCTGGCCTGCGCAGGGCTGGCCTGGTGGCTGCTGGAGGACGGCTCGTGAGCTTCACACCCCACGCCTGGCAACTTCAGGCCGCCGAGGACTACCACGGGCCTCTCGGCGGGGTCTTCATCGGCCTAGACCCAGGCGCCGGCAAGACCTACGCGCTCGCCGCCATCGCCCGCCGAAGCCGGCGTCCCCTCGTGGTGGCGCCGGCTTCGGCCATTCCGCAGACCAGACGGCAATTCGAGTCGTACGGAGTGGCGTGCTACCACGCCAAAATAGGTGCCCCGCTGGGCCCCGGCTACGTCGCCTTCGCGTCCTACACCTGGCTGACGCGCGCTGAGCAGGAAGACTTCTTCGAGCGCTTCGCGCCGACGGACGTGCTCATGGACGAATTCCACGAGGCGCGCGGGCTGGGTAATTCCGCCCGCAAGCGCGTCGAGCGCTACCTGGTGGCCAACCCCGCCGTGCGCGTGGCGGTGTCGACGGCGAGCCCCATGAGTGGCCGAGTCCACGACTTCGCGTTCGGGCTGCGCTGGGCCCTCCGGGCTGGCGTGCGCGGGCTCGTGCCGAGCCTGACCTCCGGTCTCGACGCGCTCGACGCGCGCCTGGCTTCGTCGGCTGAGGCGCGGGCGGAATTCCGACGGCGCCTGGAGGAGACCCCCGGCGTGTACCTGGACGTCGGCGACGTGGGCCGCTACCAGGGCGAGGTGCTCCTCCGAGTTGTCCGTCGTGAGCCGACGCTGGTGCTGCCCGACACGTGGGAAACGCCGTCCGGGTTTCTGATTGAGTCGGCCGCGCACGCCGCTGAGGTGGAGCGCCAGCTGGCCTGGGGATACTATCACGACGTGTCGCCGCGTCCGTCGGACGCCTACGTCGAGGCGCGGCGGGCGTGGGGGGCGGTCGTGCGCCGAGTCGTCGGGCAGGGTCTGTGCGACACGGAGTACCAAGTACGGGCGCTGAGGCCTGAGGCGTACGCTCAGTGGGCCGCCGCCCAGGCGGCTGAGGGCCCGTTGGCCGAGCCTGAGGCGGTGTGGGGTGGTGTGCCGTCGTACGTCGCCGGCGAGAATTACGCCCGAGACGTGCACGGCCTGCTCGGGCGCCCCGCAGGGCCGGCGCTGGTCTGGGCACACCACCATGCCTTGCAAGAGCAGGTAGCGTACCAGCTCGACGCCCCGCTGTTCCGCGAACACGCACGCGCGTCCGACGGCACGTACCTAGGCGACTACCGCGGCCCGTCGGCCGTCGCGTCAAACTCGTCCTGCTACCAGTCGCTGAACCTTCAGCACTTCTCCCACAGCCTCTTTCTGGAGCCCGAGGCCGACCCAGAGTGGTGGAAGCAGGCCATCGGCCGCACGGCCCGCCAGGGCCAAACTGCGCCTCGGGTCACGGCCGACCTGGTTGTGTCGTGTCCGGCCGACGAAAGAGCCTTGCGCACGGCCATCGAGCGCGCTAGCTTAGTCTACGAGGCAACGGGCAAAAGAAACCCGCTGCTGCAATTGAAAGGAAAGGATTGGTAAATGTCAGACCTCAGCAAAGCACCCGCACAGACCACCGACCGCGACGCGCTGGCCATTCTCGGCTTCGCGGATTCTCTCGACGGGCGCCAGCTCGTTGCCGAGGGCGCGGGCGACCTGCTCCCCTATGAGGACGAGTTCGAAATCCTCGCCGAGCTGATTGAGGGTAAAGCCCAGAAGAATCACGATTCCCGTGGTTTCCGCGTCAAGCTCCGCGTCGTCGAGACCAACGCGCCGAACGTCGTCAAGCTGAACCGCGAGTACACGTTGTGGTTCTTCGACCAGCACAAGACCCTCCCCAACCAGGTCCTCGCTGAGATGGTGCAGCAACGCATCGTCTTCGCGGCGACCTACGCCGGCTACGACGGCGACCCGTTGGAGGAGCTGGCGGACGGCACGCCCAAGTTCAAAGCGGGGCCCACCCTGCTGGAGATGCACAAGGAGGTCGAGCCGCTCGGAATCAAGATGCGGTTCAAGAACACCTACCTTCGGACCACGCGGAACGGGAAGCGTCTGCACAAGCTCTCGTTCGAGATGGTGTGAGTCGTGGCGCGCCAACCAAGAGGGTTGGCCGAGAGTTTTCGGCCCCGGGTGGATTCATCCTCCGGGGCCGATGCTTGTTGGCCTTGGAAAGGGCCCGTCCACCTCGACGGCTACGGCGGCCTGAAAGTCGGCGGTCGTCGCGGCCGGTCCCTTCGAGCGCACCGCGTCGCATACGAGCTGGAGCACGGCCCCGTTCCGTCCGGACTGTCTGTGTTGCACACTTGCGATAACAGGCTATGCTGTAACCCGCGCCATCTAGTGGCAGGCACGCCGGCCGAGAATACGGCCGACATGGTTTCGAAAGGACGAGGCTGGTGGCAACAAGGCGCTACGTTGCGGTCGATTCAGAAACGGTGAGCTTCTCGCCCGGTGACATGGCGCCGCAGCTGGTCACCATCCAGTGGCAGTACCTCGACGAGAACCACACGGACGAGACGCGCCACATACTGACGCGCTCGGCCGGCGCCCTGGCTCAGGTGCGGCGGCTTTTGGTCGACCCGGAGACGGTCCTGGTACTCCACAACGGCGCATATGACGCTGTGGTATGGTGCCGCGAAGGCTTGACCGAGGAGGTCTTCCGTGCGTACGAAGAGGGCCGAATCCTCTGCACGATGGCTTTCGAGCGTTTGGGCGAAATCGCGGGCTACTCGACACGAAAGAAGCTCGACCTGGCCACGTGTTGCAAGGCACACGGCGTACCCCCGCCGCCGCTGAAGGATGACGGCCTGGCGACCGGCTTCGGTCAGTTCTTCGCCGCGCAAGAAATACCCGAGCCACATCGCGCTTACGCGCTGGACGATTGCGTCGTCGGCAAGCTGTTCCAGCGCCAGTACCGGCGGTTTCAGGACGTGAAGCTGACGTCACTGCAACGCTTCAGCCGCACGCTGTTCTGGCTGCAGCTGACCTCGGTGTGGGGCCTGCGGACGAATGCCGACCTGGTCGCGGCGTTCAAGGCCGACGTGGCCGCGCAGCTGGCCGCGCTCCGCCCCGCCGCGCAGGAACTAGGCTACCTGCGCGCCAACGGGACGCGGAACATGACGGCCATCCGCGAGGCCGTCGAGCTGGCGTACGGCGCGGCCACACCGCGCACGCCGACCGGCAAGGCCCAGACGAGCGGGCTAGTGCTGGCGGAGTCGGGCGACCCCGGCCTGGAGGCCTTCGCGAAGTACGGCGAGCTGGCCAAAGCCGAGTCCGCCGACGTGCCGATGTTAGAGCGCGGCTGGTTGCACCCGCGCTACGGCTTCGCTGACACCGGCCGCACGACGTGCTCGAAGCCGAACGTACAGAACTTCCCTGGCGGCGGGCTGGTGCGGCAGTGCATCCAGCCGGCTGATGGTTACTGCTTTCTGGAGCGGGACTACTCCGGCGTGGAGCTTTGCACGTTCGCCGCCGTCGCCGGGCGGTCCGTGGGCGACTG